GAGCCGATACGAGAAGCTTGGGATGCTGCGCCATCTACCTGAAGTTGGATAGAGGACTGGATTTTGTGGGTGATGTCTGCCTTAGCAGGCGTCCCCAGCAGCGCTATTCCGACGATCAGAAGTGCGCGGTTCATTTGATGCCTGCATTGGTGTCTTTGTTATCAATGTTAATATCCTTTTTCTTATTATTGCCATTCGACTTGCGCTCGATGCCGAAGGATGCCATCGCGCCGGTAAGTAGAGAGGCGACGAACGTATTGTCCATCTTCATTTGAGGATATATCCCCAGATATGAGATGGTGAGCAGTGCCGCACTCCAAGTCAGCACTGCAGTCTTGACGATATCAGCCATGCTGATGCCGTCTCTGTCGTGTTGCTCATCAGGATTGTTGGCCATGATGAAGTAGAGCTACGCTTTACAGTAGCGATCACTTTTGCCATGCTGCTCGTTCTTAAGCCGATTGTGATGACCATGTGGCGGTCGAAGGCATTCAAGGAATTGATCGTGGCGATGCTTGAAAAAATCGTCACTAGAACTGACAACGACCTGGACGATCTAGCGGTCAAGCACCTGAAAGACCTGCTGCTACCTGAGACCCGCGTCGACAAGTGAGGCTATGGCACATGGCGTCACTCAGCCTGCTCCCATTCTTCACTTTCTTCCGTGGTACGCCCCACCAGCTGGCTGCTATTGCAGAGCTTGAACGCTCCATGCCGCAGAGCATACTGGATGACAGTTCCGCTTGGTTTGAAGCATGGCGAGCGAGCGGCATTGATCAAGAAGTCTTCTTGCCCAAGTATTACAGGCAGCTCGATCTGCCGAATGGGTACCGCATGTGCTTCACCAGCGCAGCAGCCATGGTGGCACGGTTTCATGGGCGGGTGGTCGATGACGAAGAATACTATCGGATACGTGAAAAATATGGCGACACGTCTTCAGTTGGTGCGCAGGTCAAGGCGCTGACCAGTCTTGGCCTGCAGGTGCGATTTGTGCAGGATGCTACGGCCCAGCAGGTCGAGCATGAGATCGACCAAGGTCGCGTGGTCCTAGTCGGGTGGCTCCACAGTGGCGATCTTCTTCGTGGTGAGCCCCCGATGTGCGGCTCGGAAGCATGTGGCCATTGGAGCGTCATCCATGGGTATGCGGGGAAGTACAGCAGTGATAGCGAGTGGATCATGTCGGATCCACGGGGCATGCCTGACATGGCGCATGGCGGCCACAATGACGCATTGTCTGGGTATCGCGTACGCGTGCGGCAGGCTGAATTCCATCAGCGTTGGCAGGCTGACGGGCCAGACACTGGCTGGGCGATATTTGTCGACAAGCTGTAGAATACCGTTTTGCACCTGACACGTGCCGGTATTGAGTGATTGGGAGATCAAGGCACGCTGCAAGGGCAGCAATATGGTGGTGCCGTTCGATCCGGAGCTGTTGAACCCCGCCAGCCTTGATGTGGTGCTAGGCGATCACTTGATGGTCGAGAGTATCTATCAGCCGGAATTCGTACGGTACGACATCTCGCTCAACACCGAGTCTGACCCGTACTGGCTGCAGCCTGGTGAATTTGTCTTAGCTGAGACGCAAGAGACGTTCAATCTGCCTGAAGATCTATCGGCGCAATTTGTCCTTAAATCCAGCCGAGCCAGGGCAGGCTATCAGCACATGTTGGCCGGATGGTGCGACCCAGGCTGGCACGGCAGCCGCCTGACATTAGAACTCAAGAATGTGCGGTTACATCACCCGTTGCCACTGTATCCTGGCCTCAAAATCGGCCAGATGGTGTTTCATACCATGTCCAGTGTGCCACTCAACAGTTATGCAGACGTTGGCCACTACAACAACCACTCGACGGTGATGCCATCGGTGGTTTGAATAGGACAACCGATCTCACATCATGGGCTGGGCTGACTGGATGATGGTAGAGCAGTCTCTAGAAGAGGAGCTGCACCTCGAAGCTACGGTGCGCGAGATCACAGACACTACCGACACAATGGTGCTGACTGACCTTTGTATTCAACTTACACGCCAAAATTGGCACCAGACCAAGCTCTTGAAGCAGGCAGTCTATAGGGTGATGGAACTAGAAGCCGGATTGACGGCTGAGTAATACATGCGCACCGCCTGCTCATAGATCCACTTAGCCTGCCATTCTTGCCCGTGTTCGCGGGTCATGCCCGCGTATGTGATCCGCCAAAGCGGCCCAGATGGTGTGTCGATCTGGACCAGCTCTGGGGGCGGTGTCATCAGCTTGCCACGAAGTTCAGATAACGGCGCATCTTGTTGTTGATGCGCAGTAGACGTTGCCGCACTGCCTCTCTGGAGACAGATTCCGCTGTAGCTATCTCTTGCAACGTACTTAAAGCGTAGCCATCCAAGCCGTAAGCCATAGATGCCACCACGCGTTCCTTTTTAGGCAGCTTCTCGATGACTTTGCACGCCTTATCGATTAGCTGCCGTTCAGCAGATTCTTCAAGTGCGTCTTTCTGCTCACGGTCTGGGATGATGTCGATCAGCTGTGCGCCGCCGTCATCACTCATTTGCGTGTGCAGGCTGCCCATCCTGGGATACCGCTCAAGCAACAACGCCAGCTGCTCGGGCTCCATGTCCAGGTATTCGGCTGATTCTTGCGTCGTGGGCGCCCTGTCGTTAGCTTCATGGAACCGTGCTGCCCATTTGCGCAGCTTGGTCAGGCTGTCGAGATGGTTAACAGGCAGCCGCATTACGCGGTCCTGTTTCTGAATCGACCGGCTGATGCCTTGGCGGATCCACCAATACGCATAGGTGCTGAATTTGTAGCCGCGTTCAGGATCGAACTTCTCGACCCCACGGATCAGTCCAATGCTGCCCTCCTGCACAATATCCATGAATGTCATGGTCTGCACGAGGTGGGTGCTGCGCTTGGCGACATGCGCCACCAGGCGCAGATTGGCTGAGACCATGCGCTCTTTGGCACGCCTGCCGAATCGCAGGGTGCGCTGCTCTTGCGCAGTATATGGGCCTTTGGGCTTGTCCTCTAGTAGCCGCATCATCGCTTGGACTCTGCGGCCGCACAGGATCTCCTCTGTGGCTGTCAGCAACGGTACGCGATTTATTGCTGCGTAGTAGCTGTCTTCCGCGGACTTTGGCATGAATAGATAGCTTTCAAAAGTAAGAGATAGAGGATGGCGTCGTCAATGCGACCGGTGATGGGCTCTGATTTGGCCCTCTCTGGCTCTCGGATGTGGTTCTGGATCGCGTCCATGTGCTTGGTCAGATAGACGAAGCACACGGCATCCGGAGCCAACCCAAGCGCCTTCGAGAGCCGCCTGAAATTGTCTAACTGGTTGTCGCTATTGGCATATTCATGCCCTTTGCTTTGTGTCAGGCGGGTGATATCGTCCCAAGTATCGCCGCAGAGCGCGACGAATTCCTGGGTGCTCATCTCACAATTCGTGACCATGGTGCGTCCTTGGGGTTGGGGTTGTTGGGTCGCCATGTGTATTCGCAGTCATCCATCAGCCAACGGTAGAAGCTAGGGCTGAAGCCGCAGTAGGCGGGGTGCTTCGGCCATGATTCACCGAAAAAGTCGATGACGTCGGCGGTACTGACGTCTGTAAGACACCGTGCAATGGACATGGGGGTGTGGCCGCGCTTGCGCAGGCGGATAGCCTCTTGGGCTTGCTCGAAAGTCATGTGTTGCAGTAGGTGTCGTTAAAGAGTCCGTGCAGGGCGGCTTGCGATACAGCATCAATGGGCGACTTATGCAGTCGGTCCCACATCTGCTCTGCTAGCAGCTCACGCACATCGATGGCATGCTGCCCGGTGCCGTTGATCTTGAGGTACAAAATCGATTCTGCGGTGTCGCAAAATTTGCAGAAGGCAGCTGTCACGTCTTCCATCTTATGCACCTCGTCAAGCGGTGGGAAGATGTCAGACTCAAGCTGATTGAGCCAGGCTTTGACTTCTGGCGTTTTGTGTGGTGTGGGCATGTCGCCTGTCCGGATTTCGGGCAGATCGTGGATTAATGCCCACTCCTCAGCGAGTACCTGCTCATTGATAGGC